AATTCCATTTGTTCCGCTTGTATCATCAAAAGACTCAACAGAATTCTCAAAAAATATCTTATCTACTACAACTCCAGCAAAAGTTCCACTTACATAGTCTAAAGCAGTTCTTACATTAGCTGATAGAGTCATTAATTCACTATATTTAGAATGAACTAAAGTAATCTGTACTGTAACATAGTCATAAGTAGATACTCCGTTTTTAGTCATATTAGGAATATCGCTAACAACTTGGTAAACTATAAAAGGTAATGTTCCGTTTTGCTGATTAATTTTATATCTAGATGGATAAATTCTAATTACTCCACCCTCTGTTACTAATGGAGCAACCGCTGAATCATTACTTAAAATATTATATATAGCTTTTCCTACTTCCATTATTTCTTAAATCGTTTTTCAATCAATCCTTTTAATTGATTAGTTACGTCATTTAATGCTTGTGATCCTTTACTTCTTGCTGCTTGGTCTAACATTCTTAAACCAGCTACACCTCGAAAACCATACTCTAAAAAGTAAAAATAAAAGCCAGTCTTATTTTCATTAGCAAAAGCTCCTTTTACTCTTGGACCTATAAAAACACTAGGAGCAACTCCTCTTCTGTTTTTACCATTTATTACTGCTAAAGACTTTTTTAATTGTCCACTATCTTTAGGAACTAAACCTTTTAATTCTGATAAGATAGGCTTTGCTGCTTTTCTCATTGCTTGTCTTAAAAGAGTTTTGTTTTTAGAATCTGACATATTTAAAGACTCTAAATTTCTAGCTATTTCAGCAAGCTCTTTTTTATTTATTGTTAGTCCTACATTCATTAGGTTGAGAATATATCTTTTAAATCTTTTCTTTCTAAAGTCAAAATCATTTTATCCTTTCTCCCTACTTCTCTTATTCCAGTAATTGCATAAGAAGTATCTCCATTTCTAATATAAAAATCTGGACTTACTCCTATTGAATCTCTATATCTTATTAAACATTCTATAGTTTGCTCTCCTATAAAAACATCAGATTCATAATTAGCTTTACCAGATTTAAAATTAAAATCTCCATAAATAGTTACACTTGTACCACTTCCAGCTATTCGCTCTCCGTAAGCATTAGTAGTATAAACTTGATTTAATAAAGTTAATTTTCTATCTAGCTTTCCAAATATCATAACTCTAAAAATCTGTATGGAGTTAACATATACTCAACCATTAAAGGTAATTCTGCAACTTGTGTACCTAAAACAACATCTTGTCTTTGCTCATAGTATCTTCCAACTATAATTAACATAGCTTGTTTAATAGCATCCTCAACTTCAGCAGCAGTACCTCCAGCAACAAACTCAACCTCTACTGCGTTAGGTCTTTCGTAAGTATCAGGGAAAGTACCATCATTACTCTCGTATATTCTTCCTGGCTTTATCTTATCGTCTAAATCATAATTAGAACTTGCTAAAGTTTGTAAAACATTATTATTATCATAATACTTTACATGAGTAACACTTTGCACTATTCCAACTTGTAAATCAATATATGGAGGAAAAACATCAAAGTAAAGATTGTAAGTCTGACTTATTAATCTTCTTCTTGTAAACTCCTCAACTTGATTAGTAGCAACTCCTATTAATGCAGTTATATAATCATTGTCATCATCATAATCAGAATCAACTCTTAAATGTTGTTTAGCTTCAGCTAATGTAATAGCAGTATCAGTTGGAGCAGTTTTTAAAACTAGCTTTCCATAATTTACATATCCATCAATACTGAAATAATTATAATTTAACATATATAAAAAAGTAAAAAAAGGAGAGAGCGATTAAACTCTCTCCAATTAAAATTATGCACTTAAAGTAGTATACTTCACAAAAGAAGCCCCTGAAGCAACACCGAAATCTAAATAGTTATTTAAGATTAGTCTTACTTCTCCCTCGATTGCTCTTGTATATGGATCAACTTGAATACTCATTGGTCCAAATTGAGCCATGAAAACTCTAGAAAAATCTCCAAAGATACCATCTCCAGAAGTTCCAGCTACTGAAGCTGGAGCAGAAGAGAAGTAACCAGGATAACCAGCTAGCAAGTCATCAACATACAAAGGATAAACAGAATTAACTTGAGCAGCTGCTTTAAGAGCAGAATAAAGTTCCCAAGAGTTAACAAAAGCATTGTTTCCGTCTAAACCATGGTCATCAGCAATTGTCTGAATAGCTTCTAACATATCAGAAGCAACATCAAATGATGCAGATTCAGTAAATGTAAGAATCCCAGCCTCTTGAGCTATTGCTCTTGGAGCATTAGAAACACTAGTAGAGCCAAACATTGCAGCATCAATCTGAACAGCCATATTGCGAGCCATATCATTCATTACAGCAGCCTCAGCTTGTGGTCCATTTTGAGCTAGAATCTGATTAGATAGATTAGCGTAACCTGTTACTCTGTTAGGAGATAAAGTTAATTTGTCAAAGTTAGCACCACCATTAACAGCAGTACCTACTTCAGTATTCCATCCTACAGTTGATCCACCAGCGATAGGAAGAACAGTATCAGCAGCAACAGTACCTAAATCAGTAACACCTACTTTAGAATATAAACCAGCAGCTTGTAAAGACTCAACAAAAGTACCTACTGCAGTTGGAGCAATAGCAGAATTTGTCTGGTCAATAGCTCTTTTTTCTTGTAGCATTGTTGGAATACCAATACCATCGATAGCCTTACGACCCTCTTTTTCTGCTTCTTGGTGCATTTCTGCTTCTAAACCAGTTAATTTTCCTCCGTTACGGATTTCATTTACTGCTTTAAATAAAGACCAATTTTTAGATGCTCTTACTTCTTCAGAAACTGGAGCATTCTTTTTTACTTTAGAAGCTTGTAAGTTTTCAAACTTAATACTTCTTTCAACCATTGAATTTAATGATTCAACTTTTTCATTTAAAGAATCAAAGCTAGTTAGTTCTTCAGATGTCATATCTCTTTCCTCAACTTTACACAAGTCAACTAGAGCTTCCATCTTCTCAACATTTATAGCTCTTTCTTCTAATAAAGATTTACTATTTTTCATATTAAAAATTATTTGTTTTTTAAGACTTTCAATCGCATTTCTGTGAGGTTGCGATTTCTTAAATCTATTTCTTCTTTTTGTACCTCTTTTAATTCTTTCTCTAGACTTTCATCTAGTTTTATTTTTTCTTGTTCTTCTTGCCAATTCTCTAAAGAACGTAAAGCAAAAGAGCCAGCTTCATTATATGCTGGATATGTTACAGAGCTAACATCGTATAATCTAGATACTTTGTTAATTGTTCTAATGTTTCTACCCTCTACATTCTCCCAAGAGTCCTCTTCAACAGTAAACGCAAAGCTAGACTGACTAATAGTTCCGTTTCTCAATAGAGTCATTAAGTCATTAGCTAAAGTTGTTTCTGGCATATCAGCCTCATATTTTAAACCTCTTTCATCTACTGACAATCTTAATGTATTGTTAGTAGTTCTAGCTAAAGGCAAACCATCGTGATTAATTAAAAATCTAACATCATCTTCTAATCTACCATCAAAAGCACCAGGAGCTATATACTCAACAAAACCTCCTAAATCATTAGACTCAGAATTAAAGACTGCTCCATAACCTACAACAACATTTTTGCCGTCATCGTTTCTAACTTCAATATCAGATACATTAAAAGTCCTAACCTCTTTGTTAGTTATTGTTCTAATCTCTTGACTATCTTCTTCAATAGTAACCTCTTCGTCCATATCTATTACAACCTCAACATCTTCTTTGTTTTTTGCGTAATATATAATAATAGACTCTTCGTTTTCTTCTATCTTTTGGATATGTCTTAACTCTTTATTTTCCATAATATTTCTATTTTCTTCTTCTTCTATTTCTTTTATTTTTCTTTTAGTCCAAGCAAAACTAGGATCTCCTCCCCACAATCCCCAAGCAATTCTACCAGCACTAGGATAACCCTCATCTCCTTTATAAAATCCTTTTCCCTTTTTATCTACTTCGTGCCTACTTAAATAAGAGAACATTCTTTTAATCGTTCTTATAGATAGATTAACTCTATTCTTTAAATCTCTAGCTCTTGCTACTCCTACTTCTGTTCCTCCTCTTCCAAACTCTGCTCTCCATTCTAAAGCTTGTTCTGCTTCGTTAGCCATCTCTTGAGTCGGCTTTGTGTTTATATCAGCTAAAGCCATTATTCAGACTCGTTTGTCGTTCCTATTGGAGCAAAGTTTAAAGGGAAATAATGAACATTGCCCTCATCAATTCTATTTAAATCTTCCATTACTCTAACTTCATTAATAGATAAAACACCCATTGAAATCATCTCTCTGTAATAGTCAGCTCTTGCAGCAGAATCTCCTCTTAATAAACCTTTAGAATCTAATCTTATAAAATAGTTATCTAGCTCATTATCTCTAAATAATTTTCTGTTTAATTCTTGTTCTATTAAAACTAAATAAGGTTGTAAAGTAAATCTTACAAAGTCAATAGACAAAGCTTCTATACTATTGTAATTAGCTGATTTTTCGAGATGACCAATCAAGGATAATGGCACTTTGAAGATCCGTCCAATTTCTTCTATCTGGAATCTTCTAGTTTCTAAAAGCTGATAATCATTAGCATTAATTTTTGATTGCTCGAAAGTCATACCCTCCTCAAGTATTGCAGTTTTACCAGCAACAAATGATCCAGCGGTTGATTGATTCCAAGAGTTTTTTAATCTTTGGACTGCTTCTTTAGATAGTTTTCCAGGATGTTTGATAATACCTCCTATTTGTGAGCTATTACCTAAGTAACTATTTGCAGTATCATTAGAAGCTATTGAAGTTCCTATTGTTGTTCTTTGTGATCCTATTACACTTGTTCCCTCATATCCATTAAAAGATAAATTAAAGAAATGCAACATATCCTCTTTACGTATTGCTAATTCAAAATCTTTAACATCGTAATAAATATCTCCATCATGATTAATAACTTTAACATGCTCCGTTTTAATAGGTATTAATCCAACTGGTCTAGCTGAACTATTTTTTTCAATGTAAAAATAACTATTACCCTCAAGTAATAAGTTATTCATTAAAACATCTAAAAAAGTATATGTAGTCATAAAGTCATTAGGCTTTCTTGTCAAAAGTCTATTAACTGGATGTGATATTTCTTCTATCTTATCTCCGTCTGTTTCAACTCGATAAACTCTAACTGGTAGAGAAGCTATTGATTCTGAAATAATTCTGACACAAGCAAAGACTGCTGAGAATGTCATTGAAGATTCGGTAGTGACTGCTGTTTTATTAGCAGCTCCTCCTATTGAAAAGTTGCCTCTTAAAAAATTATTGTTTCTTTTTTCACTACGAAAAAAATCTAATAAGCCCATAAAGAAGATGTGTAATTACATAGCAAAGATACAAAAAGGTACACTATTTTTAATTCCATATCTTTTTTAAAAATTTTTTTTATTAGTGTTAATATCTTTGGTAAAAAAATTATATCCAAACAATACCCCTATCATCATAACTAGACTCTTCTGAATCATCATTCATATAAGAGCCAATAGCCATTACTAAAGAAACCATCCCATCTATTTTCTCTGTTGCTTTGCTCTTATCAAATTTAATGTTTCCAGCTGGATCAGACTTTACTGCTACATTACTAGCCATCCATCTTAAGACTTTATTCCCTCCATGATTTAATTGCTTTCCTAATATTAGTTTTTCTAGTTCTTTTGTTGGAGCTGATAGACTTGCGAAACCCTGACCGAATGGAATCATAGGTATTCCATCATTAACTAAATCAATAACTAACTGACTACTATTCCATCTATCGTAAGCTATCTCTTTAATGTTTACAATCTCAGCAACTTCTTTAATTCGTTTCTTTATATAATTGTAATCCGTTACATCTCCCTCTGTTAGTTCTATTAAATCTTCTTTACCCCATCCAATATAATCAACTTGATCCCTCCGACTTCTTACAAATGCAGTATCTTTTGGAGCAAAGAAATAAGGAATAATAGTAAACCTATCATCTTCAGGAATGATTAAAACAAATGCAGAAATATCTCTAACACTTGCTAAGTCAAGTCCAGCATAAGCAGTCATTCCTCTATAATCTTCTAATCTTACTGGAGCTTTATCACATTCCATCCATTGTTGATCCGATAGCCATTTACTAGCTGATGACATCCATTGATTTAAATGTAACATTCTAAAAGTATTTTCATAGCTAGGAAGCTTAA